CGAGCAAGCCCCCATGTTTGATGACTGCTGGCGCGATGCTGGATTTGCGCCTTTGACAGAGGATCAAACGTTGCAGCGAGGTGATGCTGTGCTGATGAGCATCATGGGTTCCGGCCTAAATCACGTTGGTGTGTACCTAGGCGATCAGATGCTTTTGCACCACATTCGGGGTCGTCTGTCCAGCAGGGATATGTACGGCGGCTGGCTTCAGAAATGCACAGGAAAGCTTTTGCGGCACGCCAACGCAGATAAACTGACGGGAGGACGAGGTTGACCATGCTCAGGGAAATCCGGGTTTATGGCCGCCTCGCCAAGTTTCTTGGTCGCCGCACGTTTACCGCTGCTGTCGATTCAGTAGCCGACGCCATGCGGTTTTTGCTAGCGAACTTCCCCGAACTGGAAGGTCACATGTCCGACCAGCACTACCGGGTAAGCGTCGGAAAACACGATTTAACCGAAGAGGAGATAACGCATCCAGTAGGGCAGCAAGTGATCAAGATTGTGCCAGTTACGGCTGGTGCCGGATCCACAGGTGTGCAAATTCTTACTGGTATTGCTCTAGTTGCGGCTGCAATTTTTATTCCGGGGTTAGGTTTTGGACTGGCCGGTTCTACGGTCACAGCGGTCGGTTTTGTTGGCGCCAGCCTTATCCTTGGCGGTGTCGCCCAGATGCTCACTCCAACGCCGACTATTTCCTCTCCCAGCGTAGGTAACGCTTTTACGCAGCAATCAACCCGCGACACCGAACTCGACCCGCAAAAGTCTTACAGCTTCAGCGGGATACAAAACACCAGCCGGGCTGGTACGCCAGTACCTTTGATTTACGGCGAAACGATTGTCGGCTCCATCGTGATTTCCGCCGGTGTCGATACTGAGCAGGTGACCGTATGACTGAGATTATCCGTGGCGCAGGTGGCGGCGGCCAAGCCGCTGGTGGCACCTTTATCACTCAAACTGTTGCTTCGCCAACGCGCACACCTGTCCGTGACCCAGATAATCTTGCCAGCAAGCAATACGCCACATTTGTAGACCTGTTAGGTGAAGGTGAAATCGAAGGCTTTCCTTCCGCTGCCGCATATACCAAAGGCACTACTAACTACAACACGGCAGCTCTAAAGGACATTTATTTGGATGGTACGCCCATCCTTAACAGTTACGCAGACCCTACAGTCGCACAAGCTGCAGACTATAACTATCAGAACATCGAAATAACGCCACAGTACGGCACCCAAGATCAAGCACCCCTTGCCGGTTTTGGTGATATTGAGGACGAAAAGTCGGTCAACACTCAGGTCAGAAAGCCCACGCCCGTTACCCGAACCATTAACGACTCGAACGTCAATGCGGTGCGGGTCACTATCACGGTCCCGCGCTTAGAGCTATACAACGATCTAGGTGACGTTCTTGGCAGCAGCATTAGCCTGTCAATCCAAGTTCAGTACAACAGCGGCGGTTTTACAACCGTTATTGACGACACGATCACTGGCAGAACTGCTGACCAATACCGACGCGACTACAAGATTGACCTTAGTGGAGCATTCCCAGTCGATATTCGCGTTGTACGAAACACCGACGACAGCAGTGACAATAATTTAGCCAACGATTTTCAGTGGGCAAGTTACACCGAAATCATTTACGGCCATCTGAGGTATCCAAACAGTGCCTTGTTGGCAATGCGGATTGATGCTGAGCAGTTCAGCAGTATCCCCGCTCGCAGCTACCGACTCCGTGGAATAAAAGTACAAATCCCAAGCAACGCTACCGTCGATCAAACAACAGGACGCCTTATCTACAGCGGCGTTTGGGATGGAACATTTGGCGCTGCAGTTTGGACATCCGACCCTGCTTGGGTGCTGTGGGACTTGCTGACGTCTAGTCGCTATGGCTTTGGTGACCACATTTCTGCAAGCCAACTGGACAAGTGGGCATTTTTCTCTGCAAGTCAGTACGCATCTGAACTGGTGCCAGATGGCCTAGGCGGCGAAGAGCCTCGCTTCTCATGCAACGCTTTAGTCCAAAACCAAGACGACGCTTACAAGTTGATCAACGATTTGTGCAGCGTGATGCGTGTCATGCCGTTCTGGGCAACTGGAACGTTGACGGTCAGCCAAGACAAACCAGCTGATCCCTCGTATCTATTCACGCTCGCCAACGTTAGTGAGGAGGGCTTTACTTATAGCGGTAGCAGCCTAAAAACTCGCCACACCGTTGCTGTCGTTAGCTACCTAAACCTCGACACTCAAGATGTCGCTTATGAGGTTGTCGAGGATCACGAGGGCATTGAAAAATACGGCGTCATCACAACAGAACTCAAGGCATTCGGCTGCACCAGTCGCGGTCAAGCATCACGCCTCGGTGATTGGCTGCTTTACTCCGAAAATCACGAAACAGAAGTTGTAACGTTCACAACCTCCGTAGACGCAGGTGTGCTGGTGCGTCCCGGTCAAGTGATCGAGATTGCCGATCCTGTACGCGCTGGTGTTCGACGTGGTGGTCGAATCATTTCCGCGACGACCACTTCAGTAACGGTCGATGACACTGCAAACACAGATCTAACGACCAGCGAAGATGCAACTCTGAGCGTAATTCTGCCCGATGGCACAGTTGAAACACGCGATATTCACAGAATTATCGGCGTCATCATTGAAGTAACTTCTGCCTTTACAGTTGCTCCCAATAAAAACAGTATTTGGGTTCTCCAGAACAACGCTATCCAAGCAAGCACCTGGCGCGTTATCAGCGTGCAGGAAACAGATGGTACCCAATATGCAATTAACGCGCTGGCGTATAACGCCACCAAGTATGACTATGTTGAGCGTGAGCGGCCTCTACAAGAGCGTGACGTTACCGTCATTGAGCTGACACCGGGTGCTCCAGCAAGTTTCCAAGCAACCGAGACGCTATACGAATCGAATAACAAAGCAGCGGTCAAGATCATCGCTAGCTGGCAACCTGTCCTCGGAGTCAGCCAATACCGTTTCCAGTGGAAGCGGGAGGACGGCAACTGGAACAGCGTTGATGTGCCATCGCCAGATTATGAAATTCTCGACGCTGCCGCTGGAACTTACTACCTCCGGGTTTACAGCCTGAGTGCAACGCGAAAGCCATCCAATGTTCCTGCGGAACTAACAAAATCAATCCAAGGTAAGACAGCTCTACCCACCAATGTTTCTGGGTTGAGCTTGGTGCCGGTTGATGAATCCAGCGCAATCTTGAGCTGGGACCGTGCCACTGATTTGGATGTACTACTGGGCGGCAAAGTTTTGCTGCGCCACAACACTGCCCTAACCGGTGCCATATGGGAGGAATCCCAAGAGATTGTGGCAGCCGCCTCGGGTAACCAAACCCAGAAACAGGTTCCCTTACTCGAAGGTAGTTATCTAGCCAAATTTGAAGATGACGGCGGCAGACGTTCAGTAGACGCACGTGTTGCTGTTGTTGATTTACCTACGCCGCAAGCACGCCTGCTGGTTCAGACGTTTAGGGAGGATCAAGAAACCCCGCCGTTCCAAGGCAACTACACCGACATGATTTATAGCGAGGAACAGGACGGACTGATCCTCAATACGGGCTTACCAGTGGATGAAATGGCACTTGACGGTGACTGGGACGGTTTGGGTTCGATTGATGCAATCGGCGGATCACTGGGCACTGGCGAATACGAATTTGGCAGCACTTTGAATTTGGGCGCTGTTTATGACCTGAACATGCGGCGTCATTTTGTGACGCGACCCTATCTACCTGGGGAACTGTGGGACGACCAAGTTGCACTGATCGATACTTGGACCAGCATTGACGGCGACAACATTGACAAAGTGAATGCCGCCCTTTACGTCCGCACCACTGAGGACGATCCAAGCGGCACACCCACTTGGGGAGCCTGGAGTGAGTTCAGCAACGCGATCAACCGGGGTCGTGGATTCCAGTTCAAGACGATTGCGACCAGCACCGACGCCGACCAAAACATCATTATCGACGAGCTGGGTTGCACACTGGAGCTGCAGCAACGCAGTGAGGCCAGCGATACGCTGACCAGCACGGCATCGACATATGCGGTCACGTTTACCAATGCGTTCTATCAAACGCCTAGCGTCGGAATCACTGGTTTTGACATGGCCACGGGCGACTTCTACCAAGTGCAAAACGTTTCGCGCACCGGGTTTGAAGTAACCTTTAGGGACAGTGCTGGCACTGCCGTCAGCCGCGACTTTACCTACACTGCCATCGGCCACGGACGGGAGATCACCTAATGGCTCAGCACGATTACGACATTGCCAATCAATCGGGCGCAGCCTTCCGTCAAGATCTAAACAACTGTCTGGATGCGATTGTCAGCCAGAACAGTGGAGCGAGCGAGCCAAGTACGACGTACGCCTACCAGTGGTGGGCAGATAGCACGACGGGGCTACTGAAGATCAGGGCATCCGATAACGCGTCATGGGTAACCGTTGGCACGCTTGCCAGCACAAACCTTGGCCTGCTGACCGCAGCAACAGCTAATAGCACCTACTTGGCATTAGCCGGAGGCACGGTCACCGGCGCATTAAACATCGGCACCGCCGGTTCGCTGGTATTTGAGGGTGTCACGGCGGATGATTTTGAAACCACGTTGGCGGTGGTGGACCCCACGGCTGACCGGACGATCACACTGCCAAATGCCACTGGCACAGTTCCGTTGCTGAGCTTGGCGCAGACCTTTACGGCAGCACAACGCGGCAGCATTTCGGCAATCTCGGTTGCTTCTGGCGATACCAGCAAGACGCTGGACTTTGCCACCGCTAACAACTTCGCCCTGACGCTTGCCAATACGGCGTCATGCACGCTGGCCAACCCAAGCAACCTGACAGCAGGGCAAAGCGGTTCGATCTTTGTGGCACAGGATGCAACCGGTGGCCGGCTGTTGACCTACGGCGCCCAATGGGATTTTATTGGCGGAACCGCGCCTACTCTGTCCACGGCTGCGTCGGCGGTTGATCGTATCGACTACGTCGTCCGCACGACCAGCTCCATCCACGCCGTCTTCACCGCTAACTACTCATGAGCATCATTGGTAGCAATATCCTTGCTGGTGCTAGTGGGCAGGCTGCTGGCGGGTATGAGATCGAGCAGAGCTTGCGGTTTAACTCGGCAGATTCGGCGTACCTGAGTCGGACTCCCGGTAGTGCTGGAAACACTCAAAAAATGACCATGAGTGTTTGGGTTAAAAGAACAGCTCTTGCTTCAACTAACACGGATACCGGAACCAAAACAATCTTCGGTGCTGCCACCACTGGCAATAGAGATCAAATAAGATTTGAACATGATGCAAGTGGCAGAGGGGATCAATTTAGCCTCTTTCTTCTTAACGATGCTGCCACTGCCAATGAGTGTTTTTTATCTACAGCGGCAAGGTTCAGGGACGCAGCAGGATGGTATCATCTTGTTATTGCAATAGATACAACGCAAGGAACTGCTGCAAATAGAGTTAAATTCTATGTGAATGGAACACAAATAACAGATTTTGAAGCTAATACTCAACCTGGGCAAGACTTTACAATAAACTATTTCAACAATACCGTTGCCCATCAAATTGGAAGAGATCCCTCCGGGAGTGAGCAGTTGTTTGATGGTTATATGTCGGATTTTAACTGGATTGATGGTCAGCAATTAGACGCATCATCCTTTGGCGAACTAGACGACAACGGCGTTTGGCGTCCCATCAAATACGCAGGCAGCTACACCGGCAACTCGTTCTACCTAAAGTTTGACGCTGCTGATGTAGACGGCGATTCCAGCGGTCTTGGTAACGATTGGACTGCATCGGCTGGTATTTCCACCTCCGGCACTGGTACGGA